AGATTGTAGCACATATGTTTGATAATTTCAAGGGTTGTTATTTATTTTAACCATTATATATATAAAAATACCCTAATTCCGAAGAACTAGGGTATCGTTCTGGAGGCGACAGGCGGATTTGAACCGCCGCATCAGAGTTTTGCAGACTCCGATGCACAAGCTCAAACCCCCGCATAAAACCTCAGCATTTTAATACCCATTCGTAAATATGTAGCACTATTGTAGCACTATCATATTTCTAAAAGAGAATAATTAATATCGAAAAGTTTTATTTGTATATCTGTCTAACCACTTTTCGAAGTTATTTTTTGTTACATAAAAACGATTGTTTAGCCTGAATGATGGGAACCCGTCGCTTCGCATTAATTCATATACTTTCGTCTTACCTAACGAAAGTATATTACGGATATCATTCACTGTGTAAACTATTGTATCACATTCCTGCTCTTTTGTCAATTCCATATTCTCCTGTCAAGCTTTAATGGACTGTCGGCTTTATGTTTTGTGTAGGTTGCCTTGCAACCATCAACGGCATATAACTTAAAGGTTTCATTTTTATCTCTGGTTATTGCATATATCAGTCGAGACTCTGCATTACATATCTGTGTGCAGAGCTTTTCTGATTTTGGTATGCCTTTAATCTGATGTTCCCACCATTCAGGCATTCTTCTGCTTCCTTCCGCAACTATTCTTTTCCGGACAATAACCCAAAGCATCACATTTTGGCATCATAATCATGGGAATAAGTTTCGACCACTCTTCTGAATAGTCAGATAGTTTAGTGATGTAGTCATTGAATAACTGTCGATATTCCCAATAAGCGCGGGAGCACATTCTTTGACGTGACATATCCATAACATTACGGACATTACGTTTATCAACAATCTTTGTACTCATTCCGAGAGGAAACAACAGAGCAGAGTCTTCTCTCGGGACACCTAGTTTTTCTAATTCTCTTGCAGCTTCTATAGCGACAGAAACAGCGTTGACATAAATATTTCTTTGATCAATAGTATGTACGGATTTTGGCATATTGTAGTCAAAGTCGTTAGCGTAGTCAATATATCTTGTGCTTGCTTGAAGCCTTGTGGGGGCACCGCCAATATGCGTATACCACTCACGGATAACTCTTGCAGAGTACCCATCTATAATCGCTTCAATATTTACAAACTCCATCACTCTGCCATGATTACTTTTAATACAATCCAGCCCACGTTTATAATTTTTCTCTGAATCTGTTATATCTGCGCCCCAACAAACCCCTGCTCTACGTCCCATCAAAGAGATTGGGTCTTTTGTAGTTTCTGGTAAAATGATTATATTCCCCATTGTCTCCTCCTAACCGTACGTTACTAAATTACTTTCCTGTGCTGCCAAGCCCACCACCAGCGCGTTCTGTATCGCAAAGTTTATCTACTTCTTCAATCTCTGGTAGTATAACAGGGGCAATTACCATTTGAGCTACTCTTTCGTGGGGTTGTATTATATAGCATGAATTCGATACATTACATAATCCTACACAAATCTCCCCACGATAATCGCTGTCAATAACGCCAACGCCATTTGACAGACATATACCATGCTTAATTCCGAGCCCACTTCTGGCATATATAAATGCAGCATAGTCATTCGAGGGTAGCTCAATCGCTATTCCAGTAGGAACCATAACTAAATGACCCGGCATCAACACAATCGGTTCATCAACGCAAGCATATAAATCCATGCCGGCAGAACCACAGGTAGCTCTGTATGGAATCTGTGCTTTTTCTCTTACTTTTTTAATTTTGAGTGTCATTGAAAATTCCCTTCTTTTTAAGTAAATCCATTACTTTTCCTTTATGTATAATCCGCAGCGACACATTCCCTCTTCCATATCACGAAACTCTTTACACATACACTTTGTGTCTTCGTTTTTGAACAACGCGCACGGGCAATGGTTCCCATTAGCCTTTAATTGCTTCTTAACCTCTCTGACATATTCTTTATCTGGATTTAATATTATTCTCATTCAGTCACCAGCCGCAGAAAGTCATGCAGATATGTCCAGTATTTTACGTTATCGGTCATTGAGCATCTTCTGGCATCTTCCGGGTTATGCGAATCCAAAACATTAAACCCATCGTATTTCTTCGAATATGGTAGTGTTGTTACACGCCCGTAATCCATAATCACTACAACATCGCAACTCTCATTTGGATGGCATTTATCTGGATTTTTCCAATCAATTTTTGTTGTCATTACTTTTCAACTCCATTATCATTAATAATAGTAAAAGGCTGAATGCTTACATCAGATATTTGCACCCCTCCGCCGTCTGGGAAGCCATCAAACTTCTCTTCGATGGCTTCCTTGACAAATTGTGCGAATTCTTCTTCTAACATTTTAGTTGCCGCATTAAGGCTTTTATCTTCCGCCTTATTCACATTGAGAAGAACATCTAGGCTTACGGCGCCAGTCCAACCGCCTTTAACTGTCATTTCAATTTACCAAAACGTCATTTTATTATAATGTTATTCGCTTACACATTCTGCGCGAAAATAAATCGTACCAGTATATGTACCAGCCGCTGTTTCTAATTGATTAAATCCGTCAACATATGAAGTCATTTCAATAAAATTCCCAACTTTTGATACAGGAAGACTACCTACTAAATTGTTTTCGCTGTTAAGCATATTGCCGCCATATCCGTAGGCGCGCGCTGTGATGGAGTATTCAGGGTATTGTGTATTGTTGAGCTGAATATATCCGTCAGTGTCAAGTCCTTCAATTGTGATATTGATCGCCTTATTCTCTTTGATATTAGTCTGTTCAAGACTAATCTGAAGTGTGTTTCCAACCTCAATTTCCAAAGGGATACTTAACAGAAAGTCCTCTGGTACTTCATATGTAAGTGTGGACTGAATGTCCTGTTCTGTTGCGAATGCAGGAATAACACTTGCGACGAGAATCATAATTGCCGCGATAATAATAGACGTAATCTTTTTCAAAATATCAAACCTTTCATGTTACATGTAATGTAAACGGAATAATTCCGCCGTTATATCTTGAACCATTATCAGAATAAAAGTCATAAACCAACTGTGCGCTATACTCGCCTTTGTGCAAAGGCTTTGTCAAATCTATCTCATAAAACCCGTATCCTGGCTTAACGCCGCTGGCACTCCATATTGTATCCCCATTGTCAAGCTTAAGCGAAATATTCGCTATGACTGTATTCTGTTCTGGATTATAAAAGTTTACGTGTTGGTGCGTTTCGTTCGCTCCGAATGATAGATCGGTAAATCCAGGAATATACCCATAGAGCACATTTGATTTTGGAGCATAGTTCTTTTCCCCGTCCCATTTAACTCCGCTGTCGATATGTTCATGCGCTATATTTGAAGTATCGGTTGAGCACCCGCGAATAATAAACACAACGGCAATAACTATAAGAATTATTGCGCATGCCACAGCAATAATAAAAACCGTCTTATTCTTTTTCAGCACTCAACTCACTCCTATACCTTTCTAATTCCTGCTCGTTGTAACGAGCGAGCTTCATTACGTCTTTCCTTCGCTCCCAGACATACTCAAAGAAAATGTGCCAATTAATGTAAACCTGTTCGTATATATCTACTTTCCGGTCGATATCCTCATTCTTTGGATTTACCCATGCCGTTATAACTACTTCATGTTCGCATTTTGCCCAGAAGTAATACAAAAGGTTTCTTCTAATTCTTTCTTCAGCAGCTTCGCGGTCGTCTTTGAGTTTCTTTAAATCTTTTGCGCAATCTTTTACAAAACTGTAGTGATCGAAAATATTACGTATGCGTATTTCTTTTGCATTCCAATCTTCGTAATACACATTCCAACATAAATTTGGTTTCTTTATCATTTGTTCTCCTTAATTTATCCAGTCGATTGTAGGTTTGCCTACGAATCCTTTTTCCCAAACGTACCATGCATACGCTAGTGCGCTACCCGCGTTCGTAAAGTCCCCATTTGGTGCGCAATTAAGTCTACCACTTGCAACATAAATCCTTGCGGGGGGGGCGGTCTCAAACAACTTGCGACGAGATTTCCCTTCTAAAAACTGGAGCTTAAGGAACATTGCTACTTTATGTCCCGTAGACACACATTGTAATGATTTTTCTACGAACTCTTTCGCACAATTTCCGCTAATAAACTCTTTTCCATTTCGTCTCAAAAGGAATACACCATTTTTCTTTAAATTAACGCACCAAACCGTACCTTTATAATGTTCTATACTTTTTTTGGCGCTTGGATAATAATACTTGTTATATTGCGTGTAAGGAGCATAGGTAATACTATATAAAGTCGTTACTATGCCGTTACTTGTTGTATAGTTGTTTGAAGTTATATGCGAAAGATAACCCAGCTTAAGCAATATTTCTTGTGTATCCTCGCTTAAACGCCTAGATATAGTCCTATAGGTTCTACCAAATTTGTAATCAGAGCCATCACCAGCGAAATAATAATCAAGGAATATTTGTAATAAGTCAACATTTAATTCCTTTATTTCTGTCGGAACATATTTGTCGGCTGACTTCCCAAACTGTTTTAGATATGACCATAGTTGTTCGTTATGTATTTCAAAATTTATGCAAGGATTTTTCCTGTTTTTGTCGGAGTACTCTTTGAAATTAAATGGCAGTTTAGATATTACATCTCTAATTATTTGCGCATTAGTTTCAATCTGTTTAATACCAACCGTTTTTCTCTCATCGCCAAAAGAATTTTTTGTATGCCTACAATATCCATCGGCTAACCACAAGCCAAAGAACTTTAACCAATCTTTCATGGGAATTCTTATTTCTTTCTTAAATACTGGTTGTGCATATTCAGTACCGTAGATACTTGGTAAAACAAAATATTTTGTATTTTGACCTTCCCATTTATATCCTGTTCTCGGAATATAATGCGTGCTTCTTATCTTTTGACTATGAATTAAATCATCGTCTTTGAGAGCAATTTTATTTGTGCGTTTATCAAATGCAAACATTCTATGATCTTTTGTGCAGAAAATATCTAAATGAGATTTTTTAAAATGATACATATCTTCATCTACAGCATAATGAATTATCTCGTTTATTTTAGACCATTCAATTTTTAAGGTTGTTGGATTAACGCTTAATATTTCGTCGTTGTTTGTTAATCGCCTCCAAGTTTTCCAACCCTCTTTTGTATAACACTCTGTATCTTCAGAAAAACAGCGATATGGTGGATTTGTGATAATATCCATATCACATTCTCTGAGCTCACAATTCAAAAAATCAATTATATATGTATCAGGATATCCACGGTTGACAATATCTGAACAAAACACGTTATGCCCGCGTTCTTTTAACACCTGAGCTAAATGCCCAGCGCCTACTGCCGGTTCCCAAATATCATGCGAAAATTCTTCTTTCTCTAATAGAAGTTCCATTGCCTTGGGATCGGTAGCGTAGTAATCATTTGAAGCCCTTTCTGTATCTGAATGGTTAGACGCTCCATGGGTTACAAATACCGAGTGAGCATCACCCGTCCAGTCTTTTTGTCTTTCTATACAATCACCTCTTAACTAATTACCTTTGCGTATTGATTTCGCGATGCTAACTCAACGCCAAGTATTTCGTCATAATGCTTTTGCTGATTAGGAATATACCTCCCAAACTTCACTATGATATTTTTAAATTTGCTCAGTGTTAAAACCTGACTTTTGATTTCGTCTTCGGTATAACCAGTATAAATAACTACATCATCATCACATTTATATTCGTTTCTAAGAGCAGCAATAAATTCCAAAACGTCATCGAAATCATCCATTGGTTCTAACCCAGCCAACACAATTGCTTTGCTTATTTTGTTATGTGCGTATCTATATATCAACGAATGCGTACCTATATTAATGTTTTTGGCGGTAGCAAGTGCGCCGTTCTGACACACTTGCTGACCACATTCTTTGTCACACTTAAAGGTACAGTTCGGAAACATAATAACCATACTTGGTTTCTTGTAATTGACGAAATCCTCGTCTATGATTCCTTTAATCTTCACCAGAATCCTCCGCTCTGTCCAAATAGGATTGAACAAGCTGTTCAAGCTTACTTTTTGATATATCCGGGTTTAATACAAAGAGTGCGTCAGAGGGGATATACCCCTCTTTAGCCTCTTTGATCGCATCACGAACCTCGTCGAACGGCATTGTCCTTTTGACTTCAACCACTGCGCCATCGTGCCAAACTTTGGCGGAGATTGTGACTTCTACGGTTGATGCCGGAATCGCGAGGACGATGAATTCTTCTGAGAGTTCTACTTCTTTTTTAATCTTGTTGCTCACAGCCCAATCCTTTCTGCATATTGATTATCGCTGCTCAAATAAACTCCGAGAACAGGATCAAAGTGTTTTGCTTTGTTTGGAACAAACCTACCGTATTTGATAACGATGTTACCGTATGATATCAGTCTAACAAAAGCGTCATTGAATTCATCCATTATTTCCTCTTTTGTGTATCCTGTGTAGATGATTACATCATCACAATTATCTAAAGCTCTAAGTTCTTCAATAAACATCAACACATCTTGTATGTCGTCGAATGGCTCCAAACCGCCAAACACAACTGATTTAGTAATCGGATTATCTATGTATTTTTGGATTAATTCTCTTATTGATATTTCTACATCTGGTGATTTTGCAAGATCGCTGTTTTGACACACTCTCATTTTGCAGTCCTTATCACATTTGAACGAGCACGAGTGACAAGCGATAAACATACAAGGATACTTATAATCTTGGTATCGCTCTGTCTTTACAGCTTTGATTAACACAACTGTTTCCTATCCTTAAATTCCGCCCTCTTACCTCTATTGAAGTTATCTACGCAACGTAAATATCCGGTGATTCTCTGGAACATACTAAGTTTTTCTTTGCAAATTGGGCATTTATCAACATTTTCTTCGATATATCCATGGGTTTTACAATACCTTGATATCGGAGATAAACTCATATAAGGCACCTTGTATGCTTGGAACATCGATTTTACAATTTGTTTTGCATGTTCTCCTGGAATAGCACCTTCCAGATAGCAATGAATTACTGTGCCGCCTGTAAATTGGCTTTGCAAATCTTCCTGGTGTTTAAACGTAGAGTTAATATCTTCGATCAAGCCAACTGGAATGTGGCAGCTATTTGTATAATATATATCTTTTCCAGATCCTTGTGTTATAATATCGGGGTATTTCTTCTTATCTAATAGCGCCAACCTGTAGCATGTAGATTCTGCCGGTGTAGCCTCGTAATTATATAAGTGCCCAGTCTCGGATTGGAATTCTAACAGTCTTTGACGGATGTGGTCTCCTACTTTGACACAAAATCTATGAGCTTCGTCGTCAAGAATGTTTTTGCCCATAAAGTTCTCACACATTTCGTTCATGCCCAGCACACCGATAGTTGAGAAATGATTCTGTATCGTGCCAACGTACTCCATATATGCCGGAATAAGTCTGGTTTCGATGACATTTTTTTGCAACCAGTCTCGCTTGATTTCAAGACTGTCTTTAGCTATATTCAGATACTTATCAAGCAGTTCAAAAAACGTTTCTTCTGAGCCGTTTGCTTCATAGCCGAGGCGTGGCAAATTTATTGTGACTACCCCGATTGAACCTGTGGAATCACCAGCTCCAAACAGACCACCGTTTCTGTGGCGAAGCTCCGTGAGGTCTAGCCTCAACCTGCAGCACATAGAGCGTACATCACTAATATCCAGTTCACTGTTAATAAAGTTTGCAAAATATGGAGTTCCATATTTGCCAGCCATCTCCCAGAGCAGCTTATTGTTCGGATTATCCCAGTCAAATCTTTTATGAATGTTATATGTAGGAATTGGATATGCAAACAGTTTACCTTCAGAATCTCCGGCGAGCATAATTTCACAGAAAACTCTATTAATTAAATCCATTTCCTGCTGACAGGATCGATATGTAAAACTAACAAAATCTCCACCAAGCATACAATAATCATCAATCATATCTTCAGGCGGTGTTAAGTCAAATGTAAGATTAAAGAACGCGGGTTCTGCGCCACCCCTGCTATTGCTGTTAACGCTAAAGATGAAGTTTTGCATGTGTTGCTTTACTTCCGCATATGAAAGTTTATCCTGCTTTACGAATGGGGCAAGCAATGTGTCAAACCCGTTAAACGCAACAGCGCCCATAATCTCATTCTGAAATACTGTAATTAAGTTAGCGCACTGATTTAAAATTGAGTCAAAGTGTTTAGCTGGAGAAGATGTAGGGATATTTGATACACCCCTAACTCCCTTCATAATAATATCCTTAAGCGAATATCCAGTGCAGTATAATGTCATGCCACCTAAATCATGAAGATGAATATATCCATCGACATATGCCTTAGAAATATATTCAGGATATACTTCGCGTAACCAATAATCCTTGCTTACCTCAGCCGTAATGTATTTGTTCATGCTGCCGAAGCTGTACGGCGCATTTGAATTTTCCTTTACTCTCCAATCGTCCTTCTTCAAATAAGATTCAATAATATTCTTACTACTTTTCATATTTTATTTATCACTCTCCAAACATCAACCATTCAATAGCCTTATTAAAACCCAACAAATTCCCATTCACATCCAATACCGGAACCTCTCTAATACCAAGCGATAACATTTCATCTACATTATTATTCTCTTCGTACTCAATTCCGGCATCTTTAAGCTTTTTCTTAAGCACATTACACCTAGGACATCCTGTCGAATACAACACATTCAATATACCTCACCCCTATTCTTCCAGCTCGTCTGCATATTGGCTTATCCAACTGCGGTGATTCACCGTAAGGCTACACACCGCAGCCCTCTCCTGCTCAGCGAAGTGATTCAGGTATTTAATAAACCCACTAGTTTCCGGCTTATCAAGGTCGCACTGTAAATCGTGTCCGATTACGATAACCTTGGAATTATTCCCGACACGTGTGAGTGTCTTTTTGAGTTGAGCCGTAGTATAGTTCTGAGCTTCGTCAATTATAATTACCGAATTATCAAGCGTTGAACCTCGCAAAAACGTATCTGTGATACAGGTTATATAACCACTACCCGTTTTCTGATTAACCATACTGTCATCGTTTATAGACGACGAAGGGTTAATATCACAGTTAATCAGCGCTTGATAAAAAGCTTCGAAGTACACAGAGCTTTTCTCAGTTATCGTGCCGGGAAGCCATCCCTGTTTACGTTCTCCATACGGTGACATGATATATACAATGCCTTTATAAAACCCGTATTTGACGAGCATGTTTGCTACTCCTGTGGCTACAAATGTCTTGCCTGTACCTGCTTTTGCGTTGCAGAATACTATATCTTTATCACTATCCCAAATGGAATTAGCGAATAATAACTGTTCATCGTCGAGCTCGTAACCGTAAAACGGAAACTTCTCTAACATCTTTGGTGGAGTTAATGGTTCTTTCTTCTTTTTGGTTTGTGCTGCCATATATCCTCCTTAAACAATAGAATCAATATCGCAATCTTGACCAATGATATAATCTACGAAACCCTTCTCCTTTGCTTCGTCAGCGAACATATACCACTCGACCCTTAATTTACTGTCATATTCTTCGGCAGAAATTTTACTTTTTGCCAAAACATATGACTTAACACGTTCTTCAACTTTGTGTTGGAACATCATTTGGTCGTGTGCTTTCGCTGTAGAATTATAAATGAAGTGCGAACCGTCATGCATTAAGAACTTTGCATTTTGGCTTGCGAATCTTTTATGTCCGGCAAGCCCAATTAAAAATCCCATACTATATTGATAACCTAAATTGATCGTGTAGACTGGTGTTTTACTACTGCTGATTGTATCAATCAATTCAAAACCGTCATCTACGGAACCTCCAGGCGATGCTATGTATAAGAGGATTGGCTTCCTCTGTTCAGGTTCAATGCCCCGATCCTCAGCGTTAATCTGCATAATGTGCTTTACGAGTTCTCCTACTGAAAGCGGAGAAACTTCGTCGTCAAGAAACAGCTTGCGTTGCTTCAAGTCTTGTAGATAAAATACATCATAAAGCCCTTCGCATTTATCCAGAAAATCGGGGCTAAGTTCTATCGTAAAATCATAATACCCTCTTGCGTTTTCACTCATAAAATCTCCTTGATGTACTGCTGTACACTTTTCTTCAGGTCTTCGACGCTGCCTGTATTGTAAAACCAATGGTCTGGTTTTACATCATCCAGCTCCGTCTCTGACGGGTGATTTGCCTGCTCTTTCGTAAGTGTGTGCGGTTCTGGTGTGCGCTTAACACGAACGTGAGTGACATCGAATCCGCGCTCTACAAACCTGCCGATTTCATTTTTGAACCGGCAATCAGGGATTATCACATAATCCCAGTTGCCATAGAAAAACTTTAACATTTTCGCAATGAAGTCAACCCAGAAATTCTCATCTTGCCTACGAACAATATCTGTACCGACATATTGAATTAAACTTCTACCATGCTCGTCTTTCTCTCCGTCCCATCCGAAATAATATCTCAGGATGAATTTCAGCAAATCTGCATAATGTGTAATTAAAACCTTGCGTCCGCTTTCCTCAAGCGATTCTTTCATCATCTGCCCAATAGTATCTTTACCGTGTTGGGCATGACCGGAAATAACAATCAGTTTCATTTATATGTATAAATACGATTACTCTTCAGCTCAAATATAATCGTCATCGCCGTCATCATCGTCGTCAAAGTCATCATCCACAAATGGAGAAATCACACACTGTTCAATTAACTTGTCTACGCACTCGGGACACAAATCAAGTTCAATCGTTCTGCCATCAAACTTGCTTTCGTATCCAAGCAAATCCTCGATTGCCATACTGTCGCAAAACGAATATCTGTCCATCTCTTTGCCACACAAATTACACTTATAAATTCTCGCCAATACAACCACTCCTTATTATGATTTTACATTGAATTTACCAAGGAACTCATCTAAAGATTCTGCCGGTTCCTCGCGCTTCTGCTCTTTCTTTGGCTTCTTTTCTTTTGACTTATCGTTATCGTCCTTACCAGAATAACTAAACCATAACGTAGAGCCATTATCGAAAGTTATAAGACCCTCTTCAAACACAAACGATTGCAAACCTTCGAATGGCGCGTATTCGTGTGCGTCCATTAAATCATTCATCACTTTACGGTATTCTGCCTCGTTTGAAACCTGAATCATATCTTTTGAATTCTCATTGTTTATGCAATCGAACAAAACCAAAGCCAAGTCATTTATTCCGAACACTTCCATATACACCACCCCCTCTCAGCACTACGAAATCTTATCATATGCGGTCATCGTAAAATATTGACCATCCCTTCTATACCCTTTACAGAGGATAATATCCCCTTTTTTGATTGGATTTGCGTTATACACGCCATTGAAAACAGTAAACCTAGCTTCAATACCACTGCCAATCGATTTCGTTATAACTGAATAACCGAATTGTTTATTATCTTTCTTTCTACAGAGTTGATATGTATCAAGAATGAAGAGTTTAGGGCGATCTTCTTCTTTGTTTGAAACATATCCGACGTAACCCATTACGTCTGCAAAGTTTTGAACTTTAATGATGTCGCTCAGGTCGGATAGACATAGACTTTTTATAATATCTTCTGTCTCAATCATTATCGAATACACATCAAGCAAAGTGTAATTCTTGGCTACGCCACTGGATTTGGTTACTCCAACCGCATATTTCTTAAACACCGGCTCAAGTGGTGTTCCATCAACCTTTGCTTTAGATATCTGTTTTGCGGTTCCTTTCTTAAATATGCCGTTAAACATATCTATTATTTTCAGAACTTCACGCTGATTTCCAAACTCAGAGAAGAAATCGATCTTTGCCAAAATATCTGTCTGGCGTGAGTCAATAGATGACTTTCTTGACAAAGCAACCAATACATCAGTAAGTCTAGTGTATTCTCGCTCATTAGCTATCTGATACAACTCCTCTGCAACCTTTTCACCCATATATTTTATTGATGATAAGCCTTTTGCGATTACGCGTTTTTCTGTGTTATAAAAATACTCGCCTTTAGAGAAACCCCACTTTGGCATTGTAATTTTTACACCTATGCGTGCTGCGTATGCTGTTCCATTTCTTATGTCATCATCGTTAGCTGCGTTATTAAGGAATGAAGTCAGAAACTCAACCGGGTGGTAATACCTATAATACGCACATAAATAACTTAAAAGACAATATCCAACGCTATGGTTGTAGCCGAACTGATAAGAGGCACTATCCTCAATTATTTGAAGGAACTCCTTTGCCTCTTGCTCTGCAACATCTCTCGGTTGCTGCGACTTAGAACAGAACCCGTCTAATATAGACGGCATCGCCTTACTAAGCCTGTCTTTCTGTTTTCTGCCTATTGCTCTTCTTACATTATCAGCCTCGCTACCAGATAGCCCACATATCTGTTGAAGAAATTTGATAGTGTCCTCCTGATAGATCAAATACCCAAGATTGTCTTTAAGAAGCTCGTCAATAATTTCCGATGGATTATGATGGGGCTTTCTAGCAAGCAAATCATTTCGATACGATTCTCCAGAAGGTCGTATGCAAGCGGTTACAATCGACATATCAAATATGCTAGTCGGTCGAAACTTCCTTAAACTATCGAACGCAAAATTTCCCTCAAATTGAAAGATAGCAGCGGGGCTTGTAAGCATATCATTCCACACAGCTTTGTCGTTCCAGTTAATCTCGTGCGTTTTAGGATATGGCTTTCCCAAATAATTACAAGTATCACGAATTACTTGAACTGTCTTTAACACTAAAAAATCATATTTTGCCAAGCCGAGTTCATGTGCATTATCCATATCAAGCATCATGCACATATCACCATCTTTTTCGAACACCCCATAATTATCATTGAGTGTTATTGGGCTTATAATCATACCCGCCGGATGAACGGATTGCGATATTTTAGTGTTATAAAGCCCATCGAAATAATAGAACAACTCTGGATATTTAGCATTTAGCTTTTGATATTCATCGGACTCCATGATTAATTGCTTGATATGATCGTCATCTTTACCAACATCAACAGCTCTGTTAATGGCTGGCTCCAATTGCTTCTTTATACCAGCAATTACCTTGAGCGACCACGGATTTTCCACAGAAATCCCAGGTACTGCTACAGGGTGAGCTTTTGCCCATCTAATTGATAGACATCTACCGACATCATCAATAACAGCTTTGGCTTTTAGTGTGCCAAATGACGCAACTCTTGCAGTTTTATCTCGACCAAACCGATTCATAATGTATTCAAAAATCGCAGGACGGTCAGACTCAACGCAATCTATATCTATATCTCCTCAAGTATACCCTCGGTTTCCCGATATTTATTAGGGGTTTAGACTATATCTTCACCTGCTCCCACAGGGACTGGCACTTCCGATGTGGGAATCTCACCCACACCATACTCCTTGCGGATAGTCGTTACAGTTTCTAATGTTCATTCGTTCTTTATGTATGTAGTATCCTTTGCTTGCCCCATATTTTATCAGCATGGTTGGGCTGGCTGGGATATTATGGCTCACTACAAAGTCTTTTACATCTGTATGCTTATAAAAAACGCCGAGCAAGTTTCCTTCTGGATCGTATAGCGACCACTTTTTAAATTGCCGCTTCGCAGAAATGCCAGACGTAATATACGACTTATGAACATTTTCTTTCACGGAAACCCATTCAAGGTTCTCGCTATCGTTATTGCGATTGTTGCCATCTTTGTGATTTGGCACTGCGCCATCGAAATACCCATCGACAAAATGCTCTGCAACTAAACGGTGAATAGACTTCGTGTACTGACCATCATCTCTACATAAAATAATGTTTAAATACTTTTCAGCCCTGCCCGGATTTTTGGGCTTGAGTTTATGTAACTTATGTTCTTTGCTGGCGCCGATCGGTCGCGTCGAATAAACCTCTCCGTGCTCTGTTATATAGTAGTCATCAAACCCTCTTATCTGTTTATATTCTCCATTTATATCAGAAAACTCCATAATTAATCACCTCTCTTATATCTTCTATTTTGAATGAACAATTAGCTTACCACGGGATTCCCATACCAATCGGTTTAGGGTTCCCCGTTAGCAGCGGCTATGCCGCCACACCCCACACTTGTGGGTTCACCAGTTTGTTTTCTATGCATCGCTGCATAGGGAGACTAAGATTAATCTCCTCACGATCCTCATTACAGAAACGTGAAAATACAGTGTGCCAAGTTTCGGGGTTCAAATCGATGATATCAGTTACATAAGCTATTCGTGAACCGCCGACCGAACCTCTGGCTGTTCCTATAGCCATACCCTGTGATTTGCACCAACGAATCAACTCACTCATACTAAGCATAAACCCGTCCATCTTTAGCTTTTGGAACACCCTCAGTTCCTCAGATATTGCTTCTTTAAATGCGGCTTCTTGATACTCGGGGATAACACCACTATCGAGTTTTTCAGTGAACAGTTTTTTTACCGTGTCAACAAACACCTCTGAATCTTTTTCTCGCGAACCATATAGGATCGGATATTTGATAGATGTATCAAGCTCTATTTCCTCAGTCATATCAAATAAGCGATTGGTGTTTTCAATAGCTTGAAGGTACTCATTTCTCGGCAATGCACCCTGACGGTCAAACATACCTACCAATTCATCGTATGTTTTGTACGTTAAATCAAACGAGTCTTCGTCACCATATGACTTATGCTTTGATTCTATTAGCGCCTGTCTACAATCTGATTTATACGAAGTGGAACTGTGCGTATCTGTGCCAGCAATAAGGGGTGTTCCGATCTCCTTAGATAATCTAAGCAGTCTTTTGTTAAACTCTATTTGTTCGGGATGATTATGAGGCTGCACTTCTAAGAAATCATACTTTTTCGCAAGCTCCAGATATCTTGGATGATTCTCCGGAAGCTTATTAAGTGGAGACGCCAAACAAGCGCTTGTTGAAATGATATTATCCGAAAGATTTAGAAACTCGTCAAAGCTAATTCTGTTTGTATAGTAAGAATGCTCGCTATCACATGATTTACTGACAATTGTATTTAGTTCCCTAACGCCTGCCATATTCTTTGCCATCAAAACCGTATGATAGTTATCTCTAACCTTTGGCTCAAGTTGTTCGGTTAAATAAATCTCTACCGAATGTATGTATCTTATCCCCGCCTTTTTACAAGCAGCCCATTTTTCCGTCCAATTTAACGGCTTTCCTAACCGTGTTCGGATATTGATAACGCCTTTGAGCCATCTCTCACAGCCAGTTCAACATAATCCTGATATTTGGTTGCACTATCAAGTAGACTATAATCTGAATGGCAGTGATACATAATATACGAACTTATTTAATCACCCCGCTTTACTTCAAACCCCTCCATAAACTTATCGAACTCTTCTGATAAAACCCCGATTTCAGGATCGTCATCTGCCCAAATCCCGTAATATGTACGCTTTCTGATGGTGCTCCTAAAATCTTCATCGAAATTTTTAAGTTGTCTTAGAAACTCACTAAGAGCGTCTTTTGTATCATCTATTGAATTGTCTATCGTCGGTTCTACATCCGTAACAATTTGACTATTTGGGCTCCTTGCCCACCAACGAACAGGGTTATTTGTTTGTGAACTGCAAATGTATAACCCGTCTTCGTTTGCGAGTGTTGCATATGGGTATAAGCCAGTATAGTCGGTTTTCCAGTTAGGCTCATAATTATCAGAAAACGCTGAGCCTGTACTTGTTGTCATACAAATACTTAAATACCTCCTTGCCCTTGTCGACTGGGGCGTCCTTTTCGTCTAATTTACTATTCTTATCGTAGAGATAATAAACATTCACATACCGCTTGAGCTTTTGGATGTTATGGTCTTTGCGGATATCGATTTCCTTATCCAATGCAAATACCACATGACATCCAAGTGCTGCCAGCAACTTCATCTGAAGCGGAGACAAATGACTCGTTAAAATCGCAGCCGTGTTTTTTATTCCCCACGTATCGGCAATCAGAACACTCTTGCATCCTTCAAAGATGATTACCTCATGAGCTCGGAGTATATGTTCTAAGTTGTCGTACAACCCGTAAACAACATTCATTCCGCCACCCCAACCCTGAATGTAAGTGTATTTCCTCAGTTTTTTATCTTTCCATTCAGGGTCAAGTGTTCTGCCGCCGACATTAACAATCTGCCCCTCAATATCTCGAATCGGATATACTAATCTGTCGGTGAACGAATCATATCGAACGTCAAACCGTTTCAATGAACCGTCAGAAATTCCTTCATTCCTCCAGATATCGAGCTTGTCATCTCTGATTTCATATCGCTCCATATAGTCATCTGGCAAAACGGTCTTCTTTATTGGCTTTTCACGATTCTTTTGTGGCGTAAAAGCCTTACAAATTGTAGTCGCCGCCAATTTGTGCTGAGGTTTGAACTCTACGCCCTTTACACCGGCATACTCTTCGAGTTTCTTGATTGCCTCGCCAGTTGAAATGTGATTGTAATGCTTAAGATAGGTTATCAATGACCCACCTATTCCGCTCGAAAAATCAAAGAACTTGCCTGTTTCTCTCCTGACAGAAAATGATGGAGTTTTTTCTTCGCGGAATGGACTTAATCCCCAGTATTCTCCATTTCTCTCTTCTAAATCAACATACTGAGAAAGAAAATCAACAATATCTATGGACTTTAGTAGATCTTCAACTTCCATAGAACCTCCTGTTAATACGGGACTATCGGGATATGCTGTTTCGCTTCTTCATACAGAATTTTATTGCCGTCGAATTTTAAATCTATGTATTCTTCAGGAGCGTGTTGCATTCCATTCCTATTGAGAACCACGCGGAGTTTTTTATTCCCACATTCTGTCCCATCGCGTGAGATCTCTTCTGGAGTTTTATCGGTGATTACAGCTATTGTGCTCGCATTTCTGCCAATCTTAGCTGAGTCAGCAACTTTACCAGATGCCGTAGCTTGCGCCGCACCAATTGCACAGATCCCCATGTCTCCCGATATTTTGTTTTTAACCGTATCCACAAATCTACCAAGCTCTTGATAAGAATCAAACGCATCTCCGCTTCCAGAGCTTTTAAAATACCTTTTGTTTGCAAAAATTAAGGAGTTGTGAGAGCTCGTTCAACATCCCAACCGCATTTATTTATCCTGCTTTTTATTTTGCTGTATGACAAGCCCGTGATTCTAGACCACTCTGCCATAGTATGCGATTGATTGTTAAAATCCAAAACATGATTGCTTCTCGTATTATTCGCTTGAGTAACAGTATCAGCCCAACGGCAATTGTTTGGTTCATAATTACCATTCACATCAATTCTATCAATCGATAAAGAATCATCGTAACCATTCTCATAAGCCCAATCTCGAAAAGGTTCATAAGAGTTCCATTCTTCGCAAACACATATTCCACGACCTCCGTACCAACGGTAGCTTGCATCGTTTTGGTTATTGCAGCGAGTTCTCATGCCTTGCCATATATTATGTAGCCTTGTATGGGCATCGCCATGCCTCAATCTGTTTGGATGGATTATTCGCTCGCATCCGCATGACTGTGATGCCCCGCTTTTCAAATTGCATCCACGCACAATCGCGTATTCTCCGCAATCGCATTTACAAAGCCAGTTTACTGCAACGTATCCTTTCGGTGACACATAATCTTTATCGCGTCTAACTACTGTTAGCTTACCAAATCTCTGCCCGGTTAGGTCTTTAAATGCTCCCATATTCCTCCTTAATTATTCAGGTCGCTACTCCTGTTGCCTGTGAATATCACAGCTCTCGCTTTCACGAGAGAGCAGACTATATCTTCTGGCGTACCGCTGTCCTCGCTTGAGGCACCTAGTCGTTGAACCTTCCCCTGTTCGGGGCTTGGCTGCTGATTACCCAATCCATAGCATTTTCACACCATCACGCTTCTGCATCTTTCATCAGTACGTTGTGGTTGCTATGGCTCTAGGGGCGTCCCAGCAATTCGATACGTTTAAAGTGAACCAATATAATAAATCCACTATCAAAACATCCAGTCCAACAGTGTGTTTAACTTTTTTAACAGTTGTATAAATTGTTTGCACATCAAACATAGGGATATATACGTGTACAAACTTCCGTGTCTTCATCCATTCTTTAGCAAACTCAATACACTTGGCTTCTTCCGCAGTATACTTTCCAGACGTAAGCCTCTTATACTCAATCCCAGACAAGTGTGCCAAAACCCTTGCCGTAAACATTCTCGTGTTAAGCTCTGAATCCAGATACAGAACTGCTAAATCCTGCTTCAGCAAATCCATCGCACAATTCAGCAGCATCATTGACTTACCCTGCTTTGCCTCAGCCGCAAAGATGAATAACTCTCCTGGCTCAATCGTCGCATACTCATTGAGTGTGGGAAACTTGAATGGAATACCTGCAAATCCGTCTCCTTGACGGGCTTTAATTTCTTCCCAACAATCATCGACGACATCTGCGTATCTCGGAATCTCGCTGTTTGTAGAGAATTCCGTCATAACATCATCAATGAGTGAGTATATCTTCTGCTCCACATCCTTCACGTTCCGATTAGAGCACAATGATTTGCATTCTTCAAGACGCTGAATCGTGTCTCTCCTGAACGCCGCGTCTAACACGTCCTTAACTAACATCTGATACTCTTCTACAGAACTTCTGGCGAGAACATCACTCATATCCACAAGCTCTTGCAGCTTTTCAATGGTAATATCAGACGCATACCTGCGAGTTGCCTCATTGGAATTGAGGTCGGTGTAGATGTTGAACGCATCCGCGACCCCAATTCCCTGTTGTGCCAAATCACATATTGCCGTATAGACACATTGATTTTCTTTGTTTACAAAATGGTTGGGAAGTAATGCTTCAGAGTAAAACGAATACTCTGGATTATGTATTAGCGTAGCTATAATAGCAGCTTCACTTTCGATGCTATTGATTTCCTCCGGTCTAACCGTTAGGCATCACCTCTTCCCTATAAATGCACTCGTCGTTTACGCCACAAATATATGTACAAGGGAAGTATTCAATATAGGGCGAGAAATCCTCGGTTTTAATAATGTCGTTGATGGTGTCAACAGTCCACTTGATTGTTTCTTCCAACTTTGATTCAACAAACGG